CCGGCGATCCGCTCCGACGACGCCGCGGCGACCAATGTCACGGCGCTGGTGGCGGCGGCCAACACCGCCAATGCCACCACCGGCACGCTCTATGCGGTGTTCGCCGCCAAGGAAGCCGCGATCAGCACCGTCAACCGCATCCTCGGCTGGTTCAAGAACGACGGCACGCAATCGGTCTCGGCGCGCTACACCACGACCGGGCGCGGCGCGACGATCACGGCCGCCGGCGGCTCGCAGCAGGTGGCCGATCAGGCCACCCAAGACACCAGCATGCACGTCTTCGAGATCGTCAAGAACGGCAACAGCCTGACCTTCACCGTCGACGGCGCCGCCGGCGGCTCGGTCACGGTGACGCAAACCGGCGCCATCACCGCCGACATGTTCATCCTGTTCGGCACCCAGGCCGGCGGCGCCATGGTTGGCCAGATCGGGCCCGGCTTCTTCTCGACCACGATCCCGGGCACCGCCGACAAGCTGCGCGCGCGCCAGTGGGTGGCGAGCCGGATGGGGGTCACGACAGTATGAGCTTCGTCACGCAAAATTCCGCGATCGCGACCAGCCACCCCGGCGACGTCATCGCGATGCAGAGCATGGTGGCGGCGGCCGACCCGGCCTCGGTCGGCAGCTATCACGTCCGCATCTTCATCATCAACCGAACGACCAATCAGATCGTCCACGACAAATATTTCTACAACCAGCCGCTCACCGAGACCGCGCAGCCCTTCGCGGAAAACTGGGCCAACAGCCTGCCGCTGGGCGGCTACCGCTACGGCGCCTGGATCTACAATGCGGCCTATTCCATCCTCTCCAACGCGCAGACCTATGTCGATTTCGACGTGACGCCGGCGCGGATCCCGCTGTACGGCACCCACACCCCCTTGGTGACGCTGCGCCCGGCCGGCAGCGGCGACCCGCTTGCCGGCGGCGGCTTCCTGCCCGACGACGGCAAGACCTATCAGCTGATTCTGGGCGACGAGTTCGACGGCACCGCGCTCGACCGCGCCAAGTGGAAGACCCGCTACATCTACAACAACGGCCAGCTCGACTTCCTCAACGACGAGCTGGAGCGCTATGTCGACAACCACATCGTCTCGAACGGCACGCTGAAGTTCACGGCGACGCCGCGGCCCGGCACCGCCGGCCACGCACCGTCCGGCAGCATCACCTACCCGTTGTTCGATTCGTCGATGATCCGATCGGTCACGACGTTCAAGTACGGCTACATCGAAGCGCGCTGCAAGCTGCCCTATGAGCGCGGGGTGTGGCCGGCGATGTGGCTCAACCCCCAGGTCGGCTGGCCGCCCGAGATCGACATCTTCGAATATGTCGTGACCGGCGTCACCGAGCTGCCGAACATGATCCACCACAACGTCCACCGCTCGGCGATGCCGGACGGCAATGGCCGCTACCTCTATGCCGACATCAACGTCAACCAGACCTACGGATATTGGAAGGCGCCGGCCACGCTCGACCCGAACTATTTCGGCATCGACTGGCACGTCTATGGCTGCCTGTGGTCACCGGACGGGGTGGTGACGTTCTACATCGACGGCGAGCCGATCGCGGCGCGCCGCTGCGTCTGGAAGCACGACGACGGCTCGGACGGCGGCATGGCGCATTTCCTGCTCAATCTGGCGATCGGTGGCTCCTGGCCGACCAACAATTGGACGACGCCGGTGCCGTCATCGCCGCAGGTGATGGAAACCGACTACGTTCGCGTCTATCAAGACGCGAGCAATATCATCACCGGCACCGCGACGGTTTGAGAGGGCGCCCATGGCCAGTTCTGGCACCTATAACTTTTCGGTCTCGAACGGCGAGGTGGTGCTGGCCGCCTATGAGCGCATCAAGATCTTCGCGCCATCGATTCGAGTCGAGCACATGATGACGGCGCGGCGCGAGCTGAACTTCCTGCTCGCCGAGGCCGCCAACAAGCAGGTCAATCTGTGGAAGGTCGAGAAGGTCTCGGTGCCGCTGATCAACGGGCAGGCCGAGTATGCCGTCGACGCCAAGACCGTGATGATCTTGGATGCTTGGATCACCACCGGCGTGTCCTCGCCGAGCGACGCCAACGACATCTACATCGTGCCGGTCTCGCGCACCGAATACGCCTCGTTCGCCAACAAGCTGACGCCGGGGCGGCCGACCTGCTACTGGTTCGACCGCCTGATTGCGCCGACGATCACGATGTGGCCGGTGCCGAATCAGAGCAACACCTACACGCTCAATTACTATCGCTGCGTCCAGATGCAGGACGCCAACCTCGCCGGCGGTGAGACGCCGGACGTGCCGTATCTGTGGCTGGACTGGTTCGTCGCCGGCCTCTCGCACCGGCTGTCGCGGCCCTACGCCACCACCGAGATCGAGAAGCTGCGCAAGGCCGACGCGGTCGAGGCCTGGACGATCGCGGCGACGCAGAACGTCGAGAACGTGCCGGTGACGATCTCGCCGAACATTGGCTCTTACTATCGTCGCTAGGCGACCGATGCTATGAGGGGGAATGATCGAGAATTGGCGAGCGGTGGTCGGATACGAGGGACACTACGAAGTCTCTGATCAAGGACGTGTGCGCAGTCTCGACCGCCTCGTTGAGTTCAAAGATGGGCGCAGCCGGCTGTTCCGTGGCCTTCCTCAGAAAGAGATTGCTGGCTTCTTCGATATTGACCCGAGCCGTGTGTCGGACATCAAGAACGGTCATCGCTGGGGGCATCTGTGAGCCACCGTCCGCACCCAAAAATGGCCCGAACCAACCCGCGCTCGCCGCGGGGATGGGGGACGTGTCAGCGCTGCGGCTTTGTCGGCAATGTTCGGGATTTCGAAACCCAGCATGAATGGGCCGGGCTGCAGCTGATCTCACTCAACCTGCAGGTCTGCGACACCTGCCTCGACAGGCCGCAGCGCCAGCTGGGCTCGATCGTGCTGTCGCCGGACCCGGAGCCGGTCATGAACGCGCTGCCGGAATCCTACGCCATCGACGAATACTGGCCGCGGCTCGTGCAGGGTGGCCAGCCGCGCTATCTGCAGGGCGGGCGGCCGCGCTACCTGCAAGTCCTGAAATATTTCGACACCAATTGAGGGGGCATCTGTGAGCGTCAACCCAATCACGCCGGATGTCTTCCAGGGCGGCCAGATGACGGACCTGCCGGTGTTCTCCGGCACGCTCGACGGTACCGAGCTGATGGAGATCGTGGCGGCGCCGGCCGGCCAGACCAACGAGGCTGCCGGCGTCAATTACCAGATCACCACCAGTCAGCTCGCGGCGCTCCTTAGCGCGCTCAGCCTTCATGCGGTGATCATCCGCACTGGACAATATTCAACCATCGGCAATCCGTATGTGCCGGGACCGACAATCAGCCGCATCTATGTCGACAAGACGATTGCCGAGCCGACCTACATCTCGATGAACATGGCGAGTACTTATTTCGTCGAGCCTCTGGTAAAGGACATCGCCGGCACCGCAGACGCTTTGGGTAACGGCATCACGGTGACCTTCACCGGAGGCGAAGTAGCGGACACCTACGCCACCATTCCGATCACGACGCCCTTCGGGGGCTACTTCTTCCGGCCGATCGCCGCGATAAACAGTTGGACGCTTGGGAGCGCATGATGAAGTTGCTTCGTTCTATCCTGGTTGGGCTCGCGCTTGCGGTCTCGTTTTGCGGGCCGGCCAAGGCACAGTGCGGAACTTCGGCGCCACCGAACAAGTTCTGCGGCAATGACAGCGGTTCTTCCGCGCTCGCGACTTGGAAGTCGATCCCTCCTGGCGCGCTGTCGCCGATCGGGGGCGGCACGATTCTCGGCAACCGCACCACGGCCTCGGCGGCGCCGACGGCTCTCACCAATCCCGTGCTCGGTATCCCGGGCACGTCGACCGGCCAAATCGGGCTGGCCGGCTCTGGCTCGGGGACGTCGACCCTTGTTGCCCAGTCCGCCGCCGGAGGTTCGGTGCTGCAATTGCCGACCGGCTCGGGCACGCTGGCGTCGAGCGCCACCAGCCCGCTGGTGCTGGATTCCGTGCTCGGCACCTTGTCGTGTCCGACGTGCCTTCCCATGGTGACGGCCTACGGCGCGTCCGGGTCGGCCAGCACGACCACCGGCTCGATCACCTCCGGCAGCACCTCCCTGTCGCTGTCGAGCGCGCTCGATTTTGCCAACGGCCAGGGCGTGGTGGTCCTGAATGCGGGACCGGCGACCAGCATCGGCGCCTCGTGTCTCACCGCGCTCGCGTCCATCAACGGGTCCGGCAGCACCAGCTACACCTATCGCGTCGAGGGCCGCGACAACAATGGCGGCGTCACCGCCGCTGGCTGCACGGCGACGCTCGCTACGGGTGTCGCGACGCTCGGCACCTATCAGGCCGGCACCGCCGGCATCACGATGAACCAAGTGTCCTGGACCACCGGGACAAATGCGATGTGCACGCTGGTGTGGCGCAGCAAGAACGGGGGCGCGTTTCAGCTGCTTGGCTGCTTCACCGGCACCAGCATTTACGACACGGGATTGCCCGCCCAGACCATCCTGGGGGCGCCGGCGACCCCGCCCAGCTCGCCGCTCGCCAACTGGTTGGCCACCACCATCGTGTCCGGGGCCCACACCACCACCCTCACACTGGCGGCCCCGGCCTCGACGACGGTGTCGGGCGCGATCGTGCAGCACGATGACACCGCGGCAATTACGGCCGCCTTCGCGGCCAACACGGCGGTCTCTTTTCCTGCCGGGACCTATACCGTTCGAGGCCTGCAGATTCCCTCGACGGTGCGCGCGGTCGTCGGCGCCGGCGGCGGCCAGTCGCAGATCATCGCGATCGCCCAGACCACCGATGGCTTGGCGTCGGGGGTGTCGGCCTCGATGGCGAATGGAACGTTTCGGATGACCGGCATGGTCATCACGGCCCAGCCTGGAATGTCTTTTAACGGCTTCACGTTGAACCAGGGCGTGGGCTCCTATATCGGCGAGAACACCTTCAGCGGCGCCAAGGCGCTGGTGAATTTGTCGTCCTACCAGACGGTGATGGCCAACAATCACGTCAGCAGCTGGTGGAATATCGGCATCTACGACGTCAGCACCTACTCGCTGATCACTGGCAACACGATCGGAAACATCGCGGGTCAGGTCGGCGCCGTGGCGATCACGGCGACGCCGGTGGGTAGCAACTACCAGTACAGCAGCGCCATCTGGACCGACTACAATGCGGTAGGCGCCTTGGTGATCGGCAACACGATCGACCAGCAGGGCGGCTCGTTCGGGATCGGCGCCCAGAGCATCGGCGCATCGACGATTGGCAACGACATCAAGTATACCGGCCGAGAGTGCATTGCGTCCGGTGTTCACTCGAACACCAAGACGTCGGCCAATCGCTGCTTCTGGAACGTCAACGGCAACGGAGCTACGTCTGGATACGACTTCGGCATCTCCGTCACCGATGATGGCGTCAATCCGGTCGTCAACACCTCCGTCTCCGACAACCACCTCATCAACCCCGGGTTTTCCGGAGTTGGCATCTACGGCAACGGCGGCGCCAATTCCTACACCAACACCAGCGTGTTCGGGAACGTGATCTCGGGCGCCAATCAGGTCGCTGGCGGGCCGCCCTGTGGGATCGAGATCTCGGGCAGCAACGTGTCCGGCGTGATCGTAGCGTCCAACACGCTGCAGTCGGTGACCGCCAACACCACCTACAATGTCTGCGAGCACAACGAGGGCCAAGGCACGCCCGACAATAACGTGTTCCGCCTGCCGATGGGGCCTGCGGGCTCAAGCGGCATGGTGGGGTTGATCGGGGCCAACAGCCGCTATCAGGTGTTCCCGAGCGTCTCCGGGACCGTGGCGACCGAAGAGGGGGTGGAGACCCTTAGCAACAAGACCTTGGCAACCCCGGTCTTTACCTACGGCACCGGCGCCAGCAGCACGATCAACGCGATCTCCACCAACACCGGCTTTTCCAACAACCTGATCTCTCAGAACAACGGAACGGCCAGCAACAGCGGCACGATTGCCACCACGGCGGCGACGCTTACCGCGATTGCCAACGGCTATCTTCAGATGGTTGTGCAGGGCGGCGCCACGCCATCCGCGCAGCTTGCCAGCGGCGCCGGGCTGACCGGCGGTCTCACCATCTCGGCGGGCGCCGGCACGCTGACGCTGACCAACCCGGCGCTGGGAACGCCGGTCTCCGGCGTTGCCACCAACCTGACCGGCACGGCTGCCGGTCTGACGGCGGGCAACGCCACCCTCGCTGCCAGCGCCACCAAGCTCGCCACCGCCCGGGCGATCGGCATCGGTGGCTCGACCGGCCTCACCGCAACGGGTGTAAACTTCGACGGCACCGCCGCGATTACGCCGACGCTCACCGGCACCCTGGCGGTCGCCAACGGCGGCACCGGCAACACCGGCGGCGCCTTCTCGACCTACTCGCCGACGGTAAGTTGTGGCCAGTCCACCGGCACCGCCGTCTGCACGGGACAGGGCCGCTACCAGCAGATTGGCAAGCTGATCAATCTGACGGTGACGATCACCATCTCCGGCACCTTCACCGGCGGCGTCATCAACAATGTCGCCCTTCCGGTGCAGGCAACGGGAGGATCTGGAGGCACATTTATATTTACCGGCCGCGAAACCGCCGTCTCGGGGGCGCCGTGGTGGGGTTCGATGGCGGCAAATGCCACGACCATGGGAATCACGAACGTATCGAACACCAATTCGATCACCACGGGCTGGTCGATCACTTTGACCGGATGGTATGAGGCGCAATAATGCCGGGGCTGACCTACTCCAGTTTCGTGACGTCGCTGGCCAACTTGCTGCCGGTCGACACGGCTGACCCCGGCTTCATCACGGTGCTGCCGAATATCATCGACGACGCCGAGCAGCGGATCTACCGCGAGCTGGATCTGCTCTCGACCGTCGTCACTGCTACCGGCGTTCTCACCGCTGGCAGCCGCAAGTTCTCGCTGCCGACCATCAGCGGCACCTTCGTTGTGGTTGAAGAGATGAACGCGATTGTGCCGGCTGGGGTCACCAACCCGGAGCTGGGTTCGCGGGTGCCGTTGCTGCCGGTCTCCAGGGAATATCTCGACGTTGTTTATCCGAGCGCGGCCGGCGAAGGCGTCCCGGCGCTGTTCGCGCCGATCACCCAGCAGGACTGGATTCTGGGGCCGTGGCCCGACGGAAACTATACCGTCGAGGTGGTCGGCACCATTCGGCCCGCCGCACTCTCGGCTTCCAACCCGACGACGTTCCTCAGCCAGTATCTGCCCGACGTGTTTCTGGCCGCGGCGATGGTTTTCTCGGCTGCATACCAGCAAAACTTCTCGGCCACGGGCGACAACCCGCAGTCTTCGATAAGCTGGGAGACGCATTTGGCAAAATTGCTCGAATCGGCGCGGGTCGAGGAGATCCGTAAAAAGTTCGGAGCGCAGGGTTGGTCGTCGAAGTCGCCAGATCCGGTGGCAACGCCGCCGCGGACGTAGGGGGCTATTGGTGGCGGCATCTGAGATCAAGCAAGGGGGAGTGAAGTGGTCAATCCGCGCACGGTAAACACGGGAATCATCGTGCCTCTGACGGGTGCGGATGTGGACCTCTGGGGCGAGGACGACGTCAACCCCAATATGGTGGCGATCGACGGCCTTTTCGGTGGCGTGCAGTCCATCCCCGTCAGCTCCGGCATCGTGACGCTGACGTCGCCATCGGGCTTTACGGCAACGCCGGGGCCGGGCCCTACCCAAGCGCAGAACGCGGTGATTCGATTTACCGGCGCTCTCGTTGGCAATGTCCTTGTGATTCTGCCCCTGCCGGGGCGCTACGTCATGGAGAACCTCACCACCGGCGCCGCGCAGATTCAGGTGCAGGGGGCCACCGCCCAGGTCGAAGCGGTGTCGCTGCCGCCAGGAGAGCCCGTCACCGTCTACAATGATGGATCCGTTGTCCGCTTTGTCGGGATGGGAAGACCGGGCGCGCTGGAGTTTTGGGCTGGCCTCAACGCGATCCCGGGCTGGGTGATATTCAATACGATCAAGCCGTACCTGCTCTGTGACGGCACGGTCTACAATGTGTCGGATTATCCCTATTTGTTCAATCGCCTCGGCGGGAGCTTCGGCGGCAACGGCGTTAGCACATTTGCCGTCCCGGACCTGCGCGGCCGCTATCCGCTCGCTTATGATGGCACAGGCTCGCGCGTCACCGTGGGCGGCTGCGGCATCAACGGCCAAGCCATCGGCGCCGCGCTGGATGCGCAAAGCATCACATTGACGGCAGCGCAGATGCCGTCGCATTTTCACGGCGCTGGCATTTATGATCCGACCCACGCTCACAGCGTCGCCAACCTTGCCGGCAGCACCGGCAACACCGGCGGCGGCGGCGCGTTCGGCAACACCCCCGTTGCGGGCGCCACCGCCGCAGCAGCCACCGGCGTTCGTGTCAACTCCTCCAACGGGCTCGACACCACCTACAGCTCCGGGGGCAGTGGATCCCATAACAATATGCCGAACACCCTGGTGACCGGAATCTGGGTCGTGAAGACCTGATCGGGTAGATTGGCGCCTCGGCGCATATTGAGAGGGACCAAGCTATGGCATTCGGCGGCGTCAAGCTCGTGCCCGGGGTAAACGTCGAGCGCACGCCGACCTTGAATGAGGCCGGCGTCGTGGCGAGCCAATTGATCCGCTATCGCGACAGCCTGATCCAGAAATATGGCGGCTGGCAAAACTTCTATCCGTTCGCGATCGGCGGGGTGCCGCGCGACCTGCATGCGTGGCAGGACCTCAACACCGTGAGCCGGCTCGCGATCGGCACCACCGCGCAGCTCGCTGTGGTGACCGGGTCCACCCTGAAGGCACTGACGCCGCAGACCAAGGTCAGCGATTTTGCGCCGAACTTCTCGACCACGGTCGGCTCGGCCAGCGTTCTGGTCACCGATGGCAACATCAACACGGTGACGACTTACGATTCGGTGTTCTTCAACACCCCGGTCGAGGTCGGCGGCATCGTGTTGTCCGGGCTCTATCCGATCGACACCGTCACCGGCGTTCACAGCTATCGGATTACGGCTGCCACCAAGGCTACGGCGCTGGTTAACAACGGCGGCGCTGTTCCAGTTTTCACCACCGGGATCAACAGCTCCAACGTCTCGGTAGGCTTCCCGGGCCACGGTCTAGGTGCTGCGCCCCAGAACACAATCGTGTTTCCCATCCCGACCAATGCCAACGGGATCACCATCCAAGGCCTCTACACCGCGACCTCGATCACCGACGCCAATAATTTCATCATCCCGGCTAACGCGCAGGCCACTGCCGCCGGAGCGGTTCCGATGAACGGCGGCAACGCCGAGATAGTCTATTACATTACCCTGGGGCCGCCACCCGGCGGCGTCGGCTATGGTCTTGGTGGCTATGGTCTCGGCGGCTACGGCCTGGGGACGGCGCAGGCGGGGCAGCAAGGCACCCCGATCACCGCCTCGGATTGGACCATGGATAATTGGGGCCAATTGCTGCTGGCGTGTCCGAAGGGCGGCGGGATCTATTACTGGGACCCGACTGGCGGTTTCCAGAACGTCAGCCTGATCTCCTCGGGCCCTATCTTCAATGCCGGCATATTCGTCTCGACGTCCGCGCAGATCCTAATTGCCTATGGTTCGACCGCGACCGAGCAGATCGGCGTGCTGCAGGATCCGATGCTGGTGCAGTGGAGCGATTCGGGAAACTTCTTCGATTGGACCCCGAGCGACACCAATCTGGCGCGCAATTTCCGCATTCCGATCGGGTCACGCATCGTGGCCGGCATGGCGGTGTCGAATCAGAACCTGATCTGGACCGATCTCGACCTCTGGATCATGAACTTCATCGGCTTCCCGAACGTCTACGGCTTCAACAAGATCGGTGCGGGGGCCGGCGCGGCATCTTCGCACGCGGTGCAGTCACTGCGCGGCGGCGTGCACTGGATGGGCGCCTCAAACTTCTATCGTTACGCCGGCGCCGGCGTGGAGGTGGTGCCGTGCCCGGTGTGGGACTTCGTGTTCCAGAACATCGACATGACGAAAATCAACAACGTGCGCGCGATGCCGAACACGCCGTTCAATGAGGTCGGCTACCTGTTCACGACGACAGCAAGCTCGAACGGCGAGAACGACGCTTACGTCAAATACAACATCAGCGAGCCCGGGCAGCCATGGGATTATGGCTACCTGCCGCGCTCGGCCTGGATCGATCAGAACGTGTTCGGGCCGCCGATCGCCGCCAACCCGGCCGGTGTGATCTACCAGCACGAGACCACCAATGATGCTGCGGGGCAGCCGCTCTCGTGGTCCTACACCACCGGCTATTTCCGGCTCGGCGAAGGCGAGGACTATGTCTTCGTCGATCAGTGGAGGCCTGATTTTATCTGGGGCGAGTACGGCGATCCGGCCACGGCGCAGATCAGGATGACATTCGATGTGGTCGACTATCCTGGCGACACGCCGCGCACTTACGGTCCATACACCGTGACCAAGGCGACGCAGTTCATCACCACGCGGTTTCGCGGCGGCCTCGTCGCGATCACCGTCTCCGGCGACGACCTTGGGAGTTTCTCGCGGTTGGGGTATGTCAGGTATCGCTATTCAGCAACTGGGAGACGGTGATGCCCGCGGATCTCGACACGCTCAATTCGACCCAGGCCCAGGGGGTGCAGTATTTGGGCCTGCTCTATCAGGCCCTGAAGAACGCCTTCGGCTTCATCGGCGGCACCAGCGCTACGGCGACCGGCGGGGCGGCGACGCTGCCCGCCAATCCTATTGGGTTCGTGACGCTGACGTTGCCAAACGGCACGAGCGTGAAAGTTCCTTACTATTCGTAAGCTAGGGGCTTACCAATGCCGCTCAAGAAGTCATCGTCCCGGGCGGCCTTCGTCAGCAACCTGAGGACGGAATTAAAGGCCGGTAAGGCGAAGGATCAGGCCCTCGCCATCGCCTATGCGGTGAAGCGGCGCAGCCGCGCCGAGGGCGGCGAGGTCTCGTTCGACGACCGCTTCACCGGCGAGCCCTACCGCGAGACCGCCGACGACATCGCCGCGCGCGCCCGCAACCTCGTGCGCAGCCAGCCGCAAAGGATGGAGCGCGTCGTCCCTGACGTCACGCAGGAGCTGGGAGGCCCGCTGATCGGCGATGGCGGCCAGTTCTCGCCCGGCACCGCCTGGGGCAACAAAGCCGCTGACATCGGCTCCAGGCTCGTCAAGGGCATGGGCGAGGGCATCGTGCACGACCTCTCGGTGCCCGGCGCCGGGATGAAGCCGAACCCGTACCCGGAAGGCTCGGAGGAGTGGCACTGGTACAACGACCAGCTGCAGCAGGCGGCGACGCAGTGGGGCCCCTCGATGGCGCTCAACACGGTCGGCACCGGCCTGCCGTTCGCGCAGCCGGGGGCTGCTGGAATTTTTGGTGGACGCCTCGCCCAGACTGCCGATCACGCCGCGCTGGCGCGTGCCGAGAAGATGCACGCCGAAGGCGCGGCGCCCCAGCAGATCCATGCTGAAACCGGGTGGTTCCAGGGCGCCGACGGTAAGTGGCGATTCGAGATCAATGACAAGAACGCCGACTTCCCGGCGGGTTATCCAACCGACCGCAATATCGCGGCGTCGGTTGGTGCCTTCGAGCACCCGGAGCTGTACAAGGCCTATCCGGATCTGGCGAAAAGCGACCTGAACGTGCTGCCGCTCGAAGGTTTCAATGGTTCCTATCGCGCGCCATCCCCGGCGACGCCCGGCGACCTGATCCCGCCGCCGCGGGAGGCTATCAATCTGAACCAGACCCCGGATCGGCTGCAGGCGCGATCGACCATGCTGCACGAGTTGCAGCATGCCGTGCAGCAGCGCGAGGGCTTCTCGCCAGGATCCAATCCGGATGCTTGGCGATACGTCGCGCAGCCGGTCGAGGACGCGCGAAAGCTGATTGAGCTGGGATCGCCTTATGAATTTACCAAGGCGGTGGGGCGCCAGCCGCACCCGGCCGCGCGTGAACTTGTCGCCCGCTTGACTCCGGAGGAGTTGGCAAAGGTCGAAACCGACCCATATGAGCTGTATCGCCGGGTTGCCGGCGAGGTCGAGGCGCGCAATGTTCAAAATCGCCGCGATCTATCTGGCGCGTTTCGCAGACTGAAATATCCCCGCGCCGGGGAAGATATTCCCGCTGAAAAGCAGTTGATTGGAGCCTCCCATGACCCAGCCGCCCCGACCGCAGACGCCGCCCCCGCTCAACCAGGAGCAGCCGCCGACCCCGCAGCAGTGGGATCCGGAGGAGGAGGGCCGGGAGGAAATGCGAGCCTATCAGAAGCACAGGCAGCGGCAGCGCGGTGGGCCGGTGAGCGAAAGCCGCTAGAGGGCCTTCCGGGCCCGCTCAAGATTGGCGATGAGCATTTCGTCCCGGGCCCGATCGGGAAGATCCACGACGTCGCCGAAGACTACATGCGGACGCATCACCCCGATCGTCCCTACACGCCACCGACGCGCTATCATCCACTGGATCCAGAGCACTCCAAGGCCATCGCACAGGCCTATGAGGAGATGCAGCACACCCCGAACGACCCGGCCACGCGGGCGTCCTATGACGCTCTGATCAAGGAGACAGCGGACCAGTATCAGGCGATCAAGAAGACCGGACTCAAGATCGAGCCCATCCTCCCGGGGATGGAAGATCCGTATGCCGCGAACCCACGGCTGGCGGCGAAGGACGTCGCGGAAAACAATCATCTGTGGTTCTTCCCGACCGAGAGCGGATTCGGCACGGTTAACAAGATCTCCGACAACCCCATGTTGCGCAACACCGGCGAGAAGATCGGCGATCATCCGCTGCTCGCCAATGATATGTTTCGGATAGTTCATGATTACTTCGGCCACCTGAAGGAGGGCCACGGCTTCCGCGCCGCCGGCGAGGACAATGCGTGGCGCACCCACTCGGCCATGTACAGCGACATCGCGCGGCCGGCGATGACCACCGAGACGCGCGGCCAGAACTCCTGGGTGAACTACGGCCCGCACGGCGAAAAGAACCGCACGGCCAACGCCGCCGACACCACCTATGCCGACCAGAAGGTCGGGCTGCTGCCGGAATGGGTGATGCGCGACCGCGGCTCGCCGGCGCCGGTGATGGTCTATCATGGCACCCCGCACTCGTTCGACCGCTTCGACATCTCCAAGATCGGCGCCGGCGAAGGCAATCAAGCCTACGGCCACGGCCTCTACTTCGCCGGCCACGAGCCGGTCTCGGAGTGGTACCGGCATCAGCTGGCAACGCGCCAGGACCCGCTGCTGCAAAATTACAAGCTGCAGGACGTCGGCCACGTCATCGGCTCGCACCTGTCCGACTTCGGCGGCGATGCGGCCAAGCTGGCGGCCAAGTATGCCGACGAGCGCAACAAGCTGATCGCGAGCGGCGACACCAGCAAGGCGACGTCGAACATGATCGACGAGTACGCGCGCCGGATCGACTACCTCAACAATCCGCAGCGCGCGACCGGCCACATGTATCAGGTTGGCATGAACGTGAACCCCGAGCACCTGCTCGACTACGACGCGATGTTCGCCAACCAGAGCCCGTACGTCCAGGGCCGCACCGGCCCGGTGATGGAGCAGAGCATCAAGGAGCAGCTCGCGGCGATCGACCGGCTGCTGGAGAAAGGCGGCACCGGCACGCCGGGCACGCGCTCGTTCCGGCCCTACACCAGCTTCAAGAAGCAGGATCTCGAAGGCCGCCGGCTGATGCTGGAGCAGGCCGGCCCGAACGCATTCAAGGGCAGCGAGATCTATCAGCGCACCGGGCTGCCGGCGAAGGATCCGAACGAGGCCGCGGTGAACGCTTCGCAGCGGTTGCGCGCGATGGACATCCCGGGCCTGCGCTACAAGGATGCCGGCTCGCGCGCGCCCGGCCAGCAGGGCTCGCACAATTACGTCATGTTCGGGGACGACATGCTGAAGATCTTGCGCAAATACGGCGTGGTCGGGATCCCGGCCGCGGGCGTGCTCGGGGCCGATGGTGAGGAGCGCCGCGCCCGCGGTGGCAAGGTCGATCGCGCGATGCGGCTGGCGCGCCGGCGGGCGGAAGGCGGCGCCGCGTTCGGCGTGCTGTCGCCGGCGGAAGAGGCCGAGCTGCCGGAGGGCGTGCCGGCCAAGGTGATCCGCGGCGCGGCGATGAACTTCGCGACGCTGCCGAAGCGGGCCTATGAAAGCTCGCAGCGCATGGTCGAGACCGGCGAATACGATCCGGCGCCGATCCTGGAGGCGGCGACGCTGCCGATGGGGACCGGCGCCATGGCCGGCGCCCGCGCGCTGCCGCGCGAGATGATCGCGGGCTCCGGCCCGGTGCGCCGGCTGGTCGACGACACCGGTTCGGCGATGACCAAGCCAAGCCGGATCTATGCCGAGCCGGAATATGCCCCGAGCGGCAGCATGATCATCAACAAGGGCGTCGAGAACCCGCCGAACCGTAAGATCCAGACCGTCGCCGATCCCTATCGGATGATGTTCCCTGGCGTCTATCGCAACCCGCGCATCATCGCCGAGGAAGCGGCCGCGCGCGTCGGCGAGGAAGACCCGGCGATGCAGCGCCTGTTCGGCGTCACCCGCGGTGATCTGCGCGAGATGGCGCAGGGCCGCATCGGCAACGAGGAGCCAGTGGTGCCGCCGTCGGGCGCGCGGTCGCGCGGATCGCTCAGCGCGCAGAACATCCAGACCCCGCAGAACACCCAGCGGCTCCAGGACATCCTGGCCGAGGCCGGCCGCCACGAGGGTCTGCGCACCGCCGATGCGTGGTACATCATGGACCCGGTCTATCGGCGCATGGTCGAGCTGTTCGGGCCCGAGGAGGCCGCGGCGCGCTATCGCCGCCTCAACACGCTGACCGGCATGGCCTCACCCGGCTCCGACGTCATGACCGAGATTCAGCGCGGCACCGGCGCGCACTGGCTCAACGAGCAGGGCCGGTTCGGCGACTTCCAGAAATATGCCGGCGTGCCCGAGGCGATGCGGTCGAGCCAGCGCTTCCCGAGCGACATGCGCTACATTGGCGGCCACCCGTATCATCGGACCTCGCAGGGCGATCCGATGGCGAAATACCTGGAGCACGGCTCGATCCAGAGCGACGCGCCCAAGGTGCCGCTCTATGTCCACGCCTCCGGCGTTCCGGAGACCGGCTTCCAGACCTCGGGCCCGGTCGGCGACGCGCACTTCTCGCGCGGCGTCGGATTGTCCGATACCCGCAAGGGGCCGACCGATGTCCAGGGCTCGTTCTCCAAACCCGAATACCAGACGCTGCAGCCGTGGTGGCAGCACGAGGTGGCGGGCGAGGTCGGCCTGGAGAGCGTGCCGGCGCAGGCGCGGCTATGGACCGCGCTGGGGCCGCAGACCGGCGTCGAGAGCGAACTGGGAGCGCCGAAATTGGAATTGCTGGCGAAGCAGATCATGACGGCGGCGAAGCGCCTGCGGGTTTCGCCGGAGACCGCGCGCGACATGGTGCTGTCGGGCAAGGCCGGCGCCGGCGTCCTCGCTGGCGGCATGCTGGCGCCGAGCGCGATCGAGGCGATGCGCGAGCCGCGCGCCGACGGCGGCAAGGTCTCTAGCGCTTTGGCGCTGGCCCGCAGCGTCAAGCGGGCGCGCGGCGGCAAGGTCCACACCGGCGCGATCATCGGCGACACCGACGGCCGCGCCGACGAGGTGCCGATGGAGGTGCCGGATGGCGCCTACGTGCTCACCGCCGACCACGTCTCGTCGATGGGCGAGGGCAACACGCTCGGCGGCTTCAAGAAGCTCGACCAGATGTTCCCGAAATCGGCGGCCTCGCACCGCGCGCAGAAGATCGTCAAGCGCGCGGCCGGCGGCGCTGTTCCGATCTATGCAGCGGACGGTGAATACGTTATCTGTCCGGAAGACATCACCGATCGCTGGGGCGATCTCGAAGCGGGTCACCGCTATCTCGATGCGTGGCAGACCTCGTCACGCAAGGAGCACGTCAACACGCTGCGCAACCTCGCGCCGCCAGCCCAGGACTGATCGATGGCAGATGTGGAAGTGGTCTACGTGACCGAACTGGAGGCCTCCGGCTTCCTCAACGGCGTCATCAACATGGCGTTCTCGACCTACCATTTCATCCCGCAATACGCCCCGGCGGAAGAGGGCGAGGCCGAGGGTCGCCTCGTCATCGCGCCGGCGCCGCGGATCTCGGCGAACCTGCGGTTCGACCTGCGGCTGGCGCAGATCATGCGCGACCGGCTCAACGATCTGATCGAAGAGAACACCAAGCCAGCGAGGGCTGCGAATTGACCCTGGTTACGATCCCGGTCCGAAAGGCCAAACCGCGAGATCGAGAAGCGATCCTCAAAATCTGTCGCCAGAACCACGAGGAGAACGGACAGTTCTCGCTGGCGATGCCCAAGGTCGAGGCGATGGTCGACAAGGCCTTCGCCAACCAGGGCGCCATCATCGGCGTGGTCGGCCGCGACAAGATCGAAGGCATGATCTTTCTGCTGATCGCTCAGTTTTGGTACAGTGAAGACTGGTGCCTCGAAGAAATTCTCAATTACGTGCTGCCGGAGCATCGTCGCTCCACGCATGCCAAGGACATGATCTCGTTCGCCAAGCGCTGCTCGGACGAGATCGGCATTCCGCTGGTGATCGGCGTCGTCGCCAATGAGCGCACCAAGGCGAAGATGGAGCTGTACCGGCGTCAGCTCGGCGACCCCTGCGGCGGCTACTTCCTGCACCGCCCCGCACACCCTCTGGTGCAGACCGCCTGAATTGTGTATGTCGGGGGATCATTTACCCCCCGCGCGCGCCGCCCGGGTCTTACGGTCAAGCTGACCGGGATTGAGACCCGTGGGCACTATTGTCACAGACCAGCGCGGAATTACCGGCACCCAGTTGGCCGAACGTCTTTTTGTGAAGCCAGAGACTGGGGAGATTTTTTATGTTCGTGACGCGCAAAAGCGCGGACGGCGCCTAATCCCTGCAGGTTACATCAAGCCCGGCCTCCCCTCCGAGGGGGGTGGCTATCGTATGGTATCGTTCGCCATCGGGTATCGCAGGTACAGGAAGCTGCGCGCCTCTCACATTGTGTGGGCTTGGGTCCATGGTGAGTGGCCTGACGGCGAGATCGATCACAAGAGCACGAACCGCGCTGACGATTCGATCGACAACTTGCGTCCGGCGTCGACCGAGCAGAATCGAACAAATCGCAGTATGTCAAAAACACGTTCGTCAGGCTTCAAGTGGGTGACGCGCGGTTCTGGAAACAATTGGGTTGCTCAGATTGAGGCGCCGAAGTCGATGCAGATCGATGGCAAAAGAAGGGTGCTGTTTAGAAAGCAGTTTCCTACGCCTGAAGAGGCGCATGCGGCTGCATGCGAATTTGCCAAGGGCTTGCACGGCGAGTGGTTTAACCCCGGCACCGTGAATTGATGGGAGGCTGTCATCGGCAAGGGTTCCAACACCACCTCCAGCTCCTCGACGTCGTCCGCTGATCCGCAGGCCGCGCAACTCTATCGCGACATTCTGCAGCGCGCGCAGGGCGTGGCCGCGACGCCATATCAGGCCTACAGCGGCGAGCTGACCGCGCCGATCAACGCGCAGCAGCAGACCGGCATCGCCGGCATCAACGCCAATGCCAATTTCGCCGCGCCCTACATCCAGCAGGCGGCCGGGCAGGCGACGTCGTCGAGCGCGCCGATCACGGCCTCGACCATCCAGCAGTACCAGAGCCCGTACACGCAGCAGGTCATCGATGCGACGATGGCGCAGATGTCGCACGACAATCAGGTCGCCGACGCCAGCCTGCGTGGCAACCAGATCGCGCAGGGCGCGCTCGGCGGCAACGCCACCGGCGTGGCGCGCGGCATCCTGGCCGGGCAGCAGGCGCGCACCGCGGCCTCGACCACGGCCGACCTCTACAACCGCAGCTACTCCCAGGCGCTCGGCGCCGCGCAGCAGCAGCAGCAGACCGGCCTCGCCGGCGCCAACGCGCTCGCGAACTACGGCATCTCGGGCCAGAACGCCGCGCTGACCGGCGCCAACGCCCAGATCGGCGCCGGCACGCTGGAGCAGCAGAACGAGCAGCAGCGGCTCAATGCGTTCTATCAGCAGTACCAGCAGCAGCAGGCCTACCCCTATCAGCAGACGCAGTGGCTGGCCGGCATCGGCACCGGCGTCGGCTCGAACCTCGGCGGCACGTCGAGCGGCACCACCACTGGACCGGCGCCGAACTCGACCGGGCAGTGGCTCGGTGCCGGACTGTCGGCGGCGAGCCTGTTCTTGTCGGACCGGCGCGCCAAGGAAGACATCGAGCACATCGGCAAGACCAACGATGGCCAGAACATCTATCGCTACCGCTACAAGGGGCAGCCCGGCTACCACATCGGCCTGATCGCGCAGGAGGTGAAGCAAGATCACCCCGAGGCGGTCGGCCGCGGCGTCGGTGGTCTGCACTATGTCGACATGAAGGGCGCGACCGATGATGCGGTCGCGCGCGCCTCCGGCGGCGGCGTCGGCGGCGTGCCTTACGAGGGCGTGCAGGGCTGGATTCCGACCATGCAGATCCATGGCGGCTCCGGCGCGCCGCACGCCTCGGCGCCGAGCCTGCCGAGCAATCAGGGCTCCGGCTACGACCCGAGCAAGATCGCCTCCGGCATCGTCGGGGTCGGCAAGGGGCTGCAGGGCATGGATTGGGGCGGGGCCTACAATGCCGGGTTCGGCAACCTGAGCGGCGATTCGTGGGGTGGCGGCAGCTTCTGGAAGGGCGACGCCTATGGCGGCTCGGCCGCCGAGCCGCTGTCGGGCCTATCCGCGGAAGACTACGGCTATGCCGCGGGCGGCGGCGTCAGCGCGTTCGACATGCGGCGGCACTATGCCGACGGCGGCGCCCCGCTGGGCTACGCGCCGGATGACGGTGTCGGCGGCGCCGGTCTCAACGACTGGCTCGGCAACCTGCCGGTGCCTAAGCCCGACCCCGGGCCCACGTTCCAGGACCGCTGGAGCGAGCGCATCGCGCCGCGCCGCGCCGCCACCGGCGCCCCGGGCGTGGACCCTGGCG